TCTGCTCCGCATCTATCTCGAACGCTTGAAGGATGGCGGTGCCCAGACCGTGCCGTCGTTCGATAAGGCATGGCTCGCGTACCGGCAACAGCCAATGCACGGCCTGGTCTTCGGTCTGTTCACTCTCGGTGGTCGCCGTTTCGTTCAAAATAATACTTGCATCGCTTTGCACCGAGTTCGGCATAGCCGGACTGAACGAAAAGGCCAATTATGTCCCTTCCATTCTTCACTAACGAGGTCGGTTATCATGAGCGCATTACTAACAAGTATGCGCAGACTACTAACCGCTACCCGCAGAATGGTACCACCGACTCGTATCAACGCGGCTTTGCTGTCGTTGATGCGTACAGTCGCAAACCTGCCATTGTTCACGGTAATCATGTCAACGCGACTGATTACTATCGCAATGGTGGTTTTGTGGTTGTTGATGATCCCTACGTATATCGTGATCGTCTGTTCGGTGGCGATACGCTTTTTCGCGATTCAACTTATGAACATTTCATAAGTGTCGATCATGGTCCGTTCAATTATATACCAAGTTCTACTTGGGAAGATAATGCTCGTTCCATGGCCGAGGTCAAGGCTCTTAACCGACTCCAGCAGCATGCTGCTGGCTTAGGTTCGGATCTTGTCCAAGCGCGTCAAGCTGTCGACATGTTTGCTGATTTAGTCAAAAGAACAGCTTCGCTCATTGAGAGCGTTCGCCATTTTAATCCAGAACCGTTTCTGACGGCCATGGGACTATCTCGCAAACAAATAAGCAAGTCTCGCGGAACATCTTTTGCTAACCTCTGGCTTGAATACTCATATGGGTGGAAACCCTTTGTGAGCGACATGTTCGAGGCGCAACAAGCTGTACTGCATTGGTTGGGAAAGAATCTCATCGTTAAGGCTACTGCGAAAGCAGCTTGGTCCGGCGATGATCACTTTCCTTATGGGGGTGCCACTTGGAAATGGTCCCTCAAGTCAGAATTTCGAGTGAAACTTCTGGCTCTGGTTTCTAGCCCCTTGTGGGCAAACCTCAACCAACTTGGACTTGTGAACCCTGCTGCTATTGCTTGGGACGTCGTCCCATGGAGCTTTGTTCTGGACTGGTTCGTTCCAGTCCAGGATGTTCTCCAAGCATGCACAGCATTGGTTGGCCTTACTCCGCTTGGTGGTTTTACCACGAATCGTAGAGACTGGGTACTTAGTGCGTCACAGGTTGTTACCTATGATGGCTATTCCGGTATCGAAAGTTCGGGTCAGTACCAAGAGATTGGCGCTGATTTTAGCCGTAATGCATATACGCAGTTTCCACTGCCTTCGCTTTACGCTAACCCCAATCCTTACTCAACCGAGAGGGCCCTCAATGCTATTGCCTTGGTAAAGCAACTGCAAAGATGATCCTCGCAACCAGACTATAGCAATACCGCTATAGATCTTCGCTCCGGCTTTATCTAGCCAGGTGTTCAGAAAGGACACTAATGCCCCAACTTGCACCGATAGTCCTCAAAGACTACGAAGCGGCAGATCACACGTTCACGCCCGTCAACATCGACGGTGGTGTCGCGTCTCTGGTTAATTCGACAGGCGTCCCAATCGGCGATCAGGTTCTCACCTATTCGTCGACTAAGACTGCTTCGGGAAAGCGTAAAGCTCTCCTTAAGCTGGTACTTCCTGTAGTTCAGGACGTTGTCGTGGCCGGCATTTCGAAGCCTACGGTTGTCCGTACGGCTTACGTTGAGATGAGCTTTACGTTCGACTCAACTTCGAATGCGGCAGAGCGTCACGATGCTTTGGGTTTGGCTTGGTCGCTCCTCGGATCGACTACAGCTCCCCTCGTCATCGGTGACCTATCCGCCCCTTACTAATGGTGCGGTTTGGTTCGAGTCACGTCGTTGCCCTCATTGTGATTATCGCAATGGTGGTCGTCGTGCTCGCGCTCTTCTTCTCAATAACGATTACGTTATTGAATAACCCTAGAGGACTACCCTATGGTGAAGACACGCGTCGCTCAACAACCGAAGTTGTTGAACGAACTTCCAGTCGACTTAACACCCCTTCTCGCCGAGAAGATCTCCTCCCTCAGTCCGTCCGTGAAAACGGATTATCTGAATAAAGAGATCTTTTCGAAGTATGTATCGAAAGATACCGACAGCCCTGAACTAAGGCGGTCGAGAGCCATTTTCAAGTGGCTCTGTACCGAGATGAACAACGAGTCTACCAATGAACGTTTGTTAAGTACGGAAGATTCCTACAAGATAGGGTCCCGTACCACGTTCGGTAAAATCGTTGGGGTGGCGCAATCCATTGTTAGGAGAGTGATTGGGGATTCACCTCCAATCGAGGCCCTTATAGGGTCTTTCTCCGGTGGCGCGTCTACGAGTCGGTCCCGTACTTGCAGCAACCCTGCTGGCAAGTACCTTGGAAAAGCAGACGTTACAGCTGAATGCTTGCCGGTGTTCTACGACCTTCTGATCGAAGAATTGCCGGTTTGGTTCAGTGCCCAGAACATGCCCTTTAACATGAGGGTAGTCCCGGGTAACGAGCTGTTTACCGTTCCCAAGAAAACCGATATCGATCGGGTTTGCTGCAAAGAACCTGATCTGAACATGTTCATCCAGAAGGGAATAGGCAATCACTTTCGTGATTGTCTACGCCGAACCGGCATAAACCTGAACGACCAGTCAACAAACCGGCGTTTAGCTCGTGAAGGATCTGTCACTAAGAAGCTCTCTACGTTGGACTTGTCCAGCGCGAGTGACTCTGTGTCAGAAGGAGTTGTAGCTCTCCTTCTTCCCGAGGTTTGGTTCACCCTCCTCGACTCTGTTAGGAGTCGTGTCACCATCATCGATGGTGAAGAACATCGGAACCATATGTTCTCCTCGATGGG